ACATGTTTGATTTTGAGGTGACCGTCACCAAGCGTGACGGTTCGGCGGGGACCTACGCGCTGACCTTTGACGCACTGTGTGAGTTTGAGGAAACAGCCAAAGTGGGCGTACCGGTTGCGTTCAACGAATCAAACATCAAACTGGGCCACCTCGCGTTGCTCGGCTGGATCGCTGAAAAGAACAGCGGTGCAACCGTCAAGCCGTTACCGGCCTGGCGCAAAGACATTGCGTCAATCAACGTCGAGGACCGCAGCCCTCCTACATCCGAGGTGGAGTGAGTGACTGGCTGGCATCGCTGGCCATCGCAACACACATTCCACCTCGGGAACTCATGCAAACACCACAGCCCGTGCTGCGGGCCATGTGGGAACAGTTGAGGAAACGCAACCAACGTGGCACAAGGGACATTCGGATTCCGACTGCAGGACCGTAAAGGCCGCGAGGAAATCGAAGGGCTGCGCGAAATTCAACGCGACATGCGCCGCCTCGGTGACGACACCAAAATGGCGATGAAGCCGACGCACCAGCAGGCCGCCGACCTGGTTGCCGAAGGTGCTAGGCGCAGGGCACCAGTCCGCTCAGGACGGCTGCGTAAATCGATCAAAGGCACCGCAGTGATGACCGGTGGCCGTGTCCGCATCGGCTATGGCGGTGGTGAACCCAGTTTGTATGCGGGCCCAATCCATTTCGGTTGGCCTGCCCGACGCATCAGGCCACAACCGTTTGTGTACGACGAACTCGATGACAGGCGCGCTGAGGTGGTCCAGTTGTACGCGGAGCGCATCACACAACTCATCAAGATTCATAAACTGGGCCGCTGATGGCGAAATCAATCAGCATCCCGATTACAGGCAACGCGGCACCGCTCCGCAAAGTCCTGTCCGACACCGAAGGCCGCCTGTCTGCGTTCGGTGGTCGTGTCGGTGGCGTATTCAAAGGTCTGGCAGGTGTCGGCTCAGTCGTTGTCGGTGCGGCCGGTGCTGCTGGTGGCGCACTGGTTGCCCTCGGCTCCCATTTTGACGGCCTTGAGAACACCATTGTTCGTGGCACAGGCGCGTCAGGTGACGCACTCGATGACTTGGTGCAGTCCACACAGGACGTACTCAAAACGGTGCCTGACAGCGGCGAAGTAGTCGCCCAAACCCTTGCGGATGTCAACACGTTTTTTGGGCAAACCGGCGCTGAACTCGAGGCCACCACTACAGCGTTTCTTGATTTTGCGCGTGTCACCGGCACTGACACCGCTAAAGCCATCGGCGCAGTTGACGCGGCCCTCACCCAGTTCGGTGAGGACGCAGGCAACACCGACGAGGTGCTAGGCGACCTGGTGCGCATCAGCCAGGCAACCGGCGCACCAATGGATCAGTTGCTCAGCCAAATGGAAACATTCGGCCCGATTTTCGCCAACGCAGGTTTTCACCTCGAGGAAACCGGCGCGATCATGGGCATGCTCGAGCAGGCAGGCGTATCCGTTACCCGCATCGGTCCTGCCATGAACAAGTTTTTTCGCGATGTGGCCAAAGAAGGCGGCCGCCCGCAGGACGCGCTGCAGGACACGGTTGGCGCAATCAAAAACGCTGGCAGCGAAATGGAAGCGCTCGCGATCGCCTCAGACGCGTTCGGTGCGGAAGGTGCGCAACGCCTCACCAACGCCATCCGTAGCGGCAATTTCGAAATTGAAACATTCAACGGGCTGCTAGGTGAAGGTGCAGGCGTAGTCGGCCAGCAGGCCAACCAGGTCGCCACGCTGTCAGACAAATTCAACCAACTCAAAAACATGGCGTTGGTTGGGCTCGCACCGCTCGCTGAGGCCGCGTTTGATGGTGTTATGAAGGCCATTGATGCGGTGATGCCGTTCGCACAGCGCATCATGGATGCGTTCGGTGAAGGCGGTTTGCGTGGCGCGTTCGGTGAACTGAAAAGCGTTGCCGCTGACGTGTGGCCCTCAGTCAAAACTGCGTTGGTCGAGTTTATGAAGGCTGCAGGCCGGTTCATTATTGACGACGCGTTGCCGTGGATCGGCAGCAAACTCATGGAGTTGGGCCAGGCGCTGGTTGATTGGATCGGGCCACGCATCCGCCCAATGCTCGAGGCGTTAGGCGATTTTATCGCTGCGGCAGCCAACTGGTTTGTCAACGACGGCCTGCCAATGATGGTTGACAAACTGATTTTGTTAGGCAACGCGTTGGTGGATTGGATAAAACCGCGCATTGTCCCAGCGCTCACCGCGCTCGGTGAATTTGTGGTGACTATCGCTGACTGGCTGCTCACGACCGCACTGCCGAAAATCGCTGAACAGTTAGCAAAACTCGGTTGGGCAATGGTCCAATGGATTTACGACCTGCTGCCTGACCTGCTGGTTGGCCTGTACGAATTCCTCAAAACGATTGGCACATGGATCGCCACCGAGGCGATCCCGCAGGTGTTTGACTGGTTCAAAGGTTTGGGCCGCAAAATCATTGACGGCATCGTTGACGGCATCAAAGCGGCCGCCAGCAAGGTCGGTGATGCGCTGAAATCAATCCCTGGCGTGTCACAGGCACAAGGGCTCATTTCGGCTGTCGGCGGCATCCTGCCGTTTGCTGACGGTGGCATCGTCACCGGCCCCACGCTCGGCCTGATCGGTGAAGCAGGACCGGAGGCCGTGATCCCGCTTGACCGTATGGACGGGCTCGGCGGCCCCACATACAACATCACCGTGCAAACAGGTGTTGGTGATCCTGGCAGCATCGGGCAAACCGTCGTGGAAACAATCAAGGCGTATGAGCGGCGAGCAGGTAACGGCTGGCGAGCATGAGCCTGCCACTAGCCACCGCAGTCCTGTTTTACTCTGACAGTGGTGTAGCCGACCCGTTCACACTTGACAGCGCCACCAGCGGCATCCTTGACAGCGACGTGCTAGAAGGTGTCGCACCCGTCGATATCACGTCAGCCGCGTATTCGGTGCGCATCACTCGAGGCCGCAGCCGATGGCTTGACGATTTCCAGCCTGGCGTGTGCACCGTCAGCCTTGACAACCGTGACCGTGCGTTTGACCCGCTCGGCGCAGGCACCTACAGCAGCGACATCGTGCCAGGCAAACGGTTTCGGATCACGACCGGCAGCACACCCATTTTTGATGGTGTCACCGACGACTGGAACATTGACTACACGCTCGATGACGACTCACGCGCCTACGCGATCATTTCGGACGGTTTCAGCGACCTCGGCCGCACCCTGCTAACCGAAACCACCACCAGCAGCCAACTGTCATCGGACCGGCTCACAACGATCCTTGACCGGCCTGATGTGAATTTCCCGACTGCGTACCGTGACATTGACACAGGTGTCACCACGCTGCAGGCCGACACGATTGCTGACGGCACCGACGTAGCCACCTACGCGCAACTCATCGCCCGCACCGAAGGCGGCCGCCTATTCATGGCGGCTGACGGTGATTTGACGTTTCGTGACCGGTACGAAACCCAAACCACGGCTGGTGCGTTGAAATTTGCTGACGACGGCACAGGCGTGCCATACCAAAAAATTGCGGTGGCTGTCGGCTCCGAACTGCTCTACAACCGTGCGCTGGTCAACCGGCAAGGCGGCACACAACAGATTGCCGACAATGTGACCAGCCAAGACACGTACGGCATCCGGACCCTTGAGTACACCGACCTGCTATTTGACACCGATTCCGACTCAGACAATTTCGCTGAATATTTGGTGTCCCGCTACGGCACACCTGAGGTGCGGTTTAGTGACCTCGAGGTAAACCTCCACGCGTTGGACGGCACACAGGCAGGCAACGTGGTCGCGCTCGACCTCGGCGCAGTCATCCAGGTGGTTTACAGCCCGCCAGGTGGCGGCACCGCAATTGACCAGTACGCGGTTGTTGACCGGATCGCGCACGAAATCGGCCCTGAGCGGCACATGATCCGTTTTGGACTGTCTAAAACCGTTCAAGCGTTTACACTTGATGACAGCGAGTTTGGCAAACTCGACGGTGACGCACCACTCGGCTACTAGGAGCACTGATGGCAGAAGGTTACAAAGATTGGTCAGCAGGCGAAATCCTCACCGCCGCTGACCTCGAGGATTACACGGTCAAACAGTCCGTGATGCGGTTCGCTGATTCGTCGGCCCGCACTACCGCGCTGTCAGGTGTGCTCGCTGAAGGCATGATGTCCTATCTGAAAGACACCAACACTGTGGAGGTGTATGACGGCTCGTCATGGGCTGCTGTCGCTGGCGGCAAGATTTTGCAGGTCGTGCGGGCGACCGACACGACTCAGCGGACGATCACGGCAACCTCATTCGTGGACGCAAGCATTAGCGTGACGATTACGCCCACTTCCGCCACGAGCGACATTCTGCTGGTCTGGACGTTCTATGCCGACTTCACAAATCTTTACGGGGCGTTCCAGATCACGGACGCCGCGAACACCGCCATTAGCGGAGCCGAACTAAACGTAATGGGAGTGGTAAACACGGCTAATCGCAACTTCAACACCGGGACGCTCGTCGCATATGACAGTCCCGCCACTACCTCGGCGACGACTTACAAGGGCCGAGCATATGCGGCCTCCGCTAACGCCGTCTACATTCGCAACCAAGACGCCACCGGCCAACTTTTTGCTTTGGAGATTTCAGCATGACCGACTACGCCGCCGTGCTTCTCGCAACCCATCTTGGCGCACAATGGTCGCTCAGCGGTAACGACTACGACACGCTCGTCTGGTACGACGACACGCCGAAGCCGTCACAGGCCGAGTTGGATGCGGCATGGCCCGCCGTCCAACAGGCACGCCAACAGGCCGAGGTGGACCAGCAACGACACTCTGCTTACGTCGCAGAATCCGATCCGTTGTTTTTCCAATGGCAACGAGGAGAGGCAACGGAGCAGGCGTGGCGTGACAAAGTGGCCGAAATTCAAACCAGGTACCCCGATCCTGCCTGACCATGTGGGACCGCAGCCGTGCGGCATGGGAACTGGCCACGAACACTGTTGCGGCCCACACAAACAGCGGCCCTGTCCAATGGGCACGCGTTGAGCGGCTAGTAATCCATTACACCGCAGACCGGCACGCCAACCCTGACACTGCCGCCTATCTGCGCAGCATGCAGGCCAGTTACGTGCGCAGCCGCGGGTATTCACTCGGATACAGCGTGGCTGTCGACCAGGCAGGCGTGTCGTGGGAAATACGCGGCACCGAATACCAGCCAGCAGCGAACCGTGGCCACAACGCCACCACCTGGGTAATCCTGTGTTTAGTTGACTGGCAAAACCCTGCGCCACAGGCAATGGTGGACGAGGTGCGCAACCTTGTCGCATGGGCCCGCACACAAGCAGGCCGACAACTGCCCGTCATCGGTCACCGCGACCTAGCCGCAACCCGCTGCCCAGGTGACGGCCTTTACAGCCAAATTCAGGCTGGCGTGTTCGAACCGCGCACACCGTGGCCACCCACACCTGATCCTGCACCACAGCCGCAACCCATCACCGACGAGGAACCCAACATGCGCATAGTCAGCCCGCCAGTACGCGCCTACGACAGCCGCAACACGGCTGCACACGGTCGAGGTGAAACTCGAGCAGTGCCGCTCGGTGATTATCGGGCCGCGTTTGTCAACGTCACCGTGGTGGACCCGTCCGGTAGCGGCTACCTGACCGTATGGGGTGACGGCCACACACCACCAAATGTGTCAAATGTCAACTACAGTCATGGCATCAACATCGCAAACAGTGCATGGGTGCCAGTACGGACTGACGGCACCGTCCAGGTCTACACCTCAAGCCCATGCCACGTACTGATTGACATTCAGGCAGGCATCACATGAGCAAAAACTCAATAACCGTTGTCAACGTGCCCAAAGCCGTGATCGCGTTGGTGGCGCTCGTCTGCGTCACAGTTTTGGGTGCGCTCAGCATTCTTGAATCTGACGCGGTGCTCGCGATCATTTCCAGCGTTGTCGGTTACGCCATCGGCAATGGTGTCGCAGCCCGCACAGGTCAGGCTGTCGAGCCCATCATCGGGCAACGCAAAACCGAGGACTGAAACAGCCAGGAGGGCACACATGGGATTAGCCGACGACCTCGCCAACGTCAACATTCAACGCTGCTCATTCGGCCGATGGCTTGACCAAGCCGACGACACCGACCGGACAGCCGTATTGGACTACATCGAACAAATACGCGAAAAACGGTTACTGAACCCTCGAGCGCAGGGCCCATCCATTCAAAAACTTGTGGACACGTTGAACAGCAATGGTGTCGCGCTCGGTGTGCGTGTCACACAAATTCACGTCAACGGATCATGCAGGTGCGAAACATGACGATTGCTGACGGATTGTCCGACGAGGGCCGCCAGCAGGCCGAACTGCTTGAAGAAACTGTGCGGGAACTGCAGGCCCGCCTGAAAGACCAGGACGAACTACGCAAACGCCTTGAGCGTGAACTCGGTGTGCTGTCCAACATCGGCACCCGCGATCAGCCACCCAAATGGCTGAAAACGCCACCGAAATCAAAAACGAAACACACGGCCACACCCTGGCTGCTCCTGTCTGATTTACACCTCGATGAGGTAGTCAACCCTGCCGAAGTGCACAACGTCAACGCCTACAACCGTGACATAGCCAAACTCAGGCTGTACGAAACCGCACGCCGATTCGTCAACGTCACCCGCGACTATTGGACCGGCCTAAATTACGACGGTGCCGTAGTGGCGTTGGGTGGCGACATGTTCAGCGGCGACATTCACGAGGAACTGACAGCCACCAACGAGGACACAGTGCTCGGCAGCCTCGACTATTGGATAGACCACCTCGCAGCCGTCCTAGCCATGTTGGCAGACGAATACGGCCGCCTACATGTGCCCGTTGTTGTCGGGAACCACGGCCGACGCACCCGCAAACCGCGTTCAAAACTGCGGGCCCGCGACAATTTTGACTGGTTCCTCGGCCGAGCGCTCGCACGCATATTTGCCGACGATGACCGGATCACGTTTGACGTATCCGAGGCTGCTGACTGCCTCATACCGTCCTACGGGCACACAGTGCTGCTCACCCACGGTGACCAGGCTCGAGGTGGTGGCGGCATCGGCGGTATTTGGCCGCCCATCATGCGGCTCGACGCACGCAAACGGCAACGACAGGCCGCGTTTGAAATGCCGTATGACCTGATGATCATGGGCCACTGGCATCAGCTCGTGTTTGGCCCGTCGTTCGTCGTCAACGGCAGCCTCAAAGGCTATGACGAATACGCGATGACCGAGAATTTTGGTTTTGAACCGCCAGCGCAGGCATGCTGGCTGATGACACCTGAGCACGGCAAAACGTGGACCGCTCCACTGTTGCCCACGGATAGGGCTGCTGAAGGCTGGTGATCAGCGCGGCGCGTTACGTGTTGCGTGGCTGGTTGCTGCGCATCGTTGACAACCTGGTTGCGTGGCGGCTCAATCAGTTGCGCCAAAAAATTAGGTCTTGACAGCCACGTAGGAATCGTGTCTAATCGAGCCGTGAGCAATACCGCTCACACCACACGTCTGGAGGGACAACATGCGAAACGTTGACGATTTTGGCGCGGATTACAGCCGCACCGAGTACCGCGAGTGGACACCCGAGCAAATCATTGAGGGCCACGACCCGCACACG